ATATTAATAAGAAGCTATAAGAAGAGAAGTAATTCTATAAGAAGGGGGTGGAAGATGTATTTCCACGAAAAGACTCTCGCAGCACTAGTAGTTTACCCTACCAGCTGTTGAAAGAGCTATCCCAAAAGGAGTGCAACTCAGACAATCGCGGGAACTTGAGTCGAGCCATCCTCGACGCTACCCCTAGACATTCAGATCCCCAGGAGGTGAGAGTACACAAGCTTCAAGCTCTAGCTAGTTACGCAAAGATACTCAACTCCATGCCTCAACGAAAGCAACAGCCTAAGAGGCAGGTCCTCACTGGAAGAGGGAAATATACCCTCCGTAACTTCGCTGGTGACGTTCTCACTGGCGCTGGCACCGCAGCAGGGGGTGCACTGGGAGCCTATGTTGGCCCTTATGGGGTTGGTGTAGGTGGAGCCGTTGGTGGCTCAATCGGCAGGGAGCTAGGCCATATAATGGGTTTTGGGAAGTACACGGTCAGAAAGAATTCCATCCTGAAGACCGGGGACGTGGTACCAGAAGGGTACGAGGTTCCATCGTTTGGAAATGGCAAGGGCACAAGGGTGCAACATCGTGAATACATCAGAGATGTGACTGTGCCTTCTAACCCTGCATTGTTTTCCAATACTGTACAACCAATTAATCCTGGCAACGCTGCCCTGTTTCCCTTTCTCTCTCAAGTTGCGTCGCAGTACCAGCAGTATGAGTTTATGGGCGCCGTGTTTCAATTCAAGACATTGGCATCAGATATAACTGCTGGTGGGGCCTTAGGGTCCGTTATTATGGCTACTGACTACGATGCTTTGGCGACTCCCTTCCCCAATAAAGTGGTGATGGAGAATTCTCAGTATGCGGTCAGTTCCAAACCATCCTGCAGCCAGGTGCATGTTCTGGAATGCGATCCTTCAATGCAAACTACACGTTTGAAATATGTCAGAAACTTAACCTCTAGCGGTACGGTTTCACAGGACAATCGCTTCTACGACATGGGACTTTTCGAGATAGCGACCCAGGGACTCCCTGGGTCGGCCGGGACTGTAATAGGTGAACTCTGGGTCACGTACGACATTATGTTGTACAAACCGGAGATTACTCCGCCGCTGGGCGGGCTTGTGCAGCACATTGTGGGTACGGGGAACGTTTCCAAAACAAACTTCTTTGGAGACACACCGGCACTCACTGGTGCAGCGTATGTCGCAGCGGTGGGTAACACACTCACCTTCAACACAACCGGAACCTATATAGTGACACATGTCATGAATGGGACTACTTGGGATATCCCCACAGTTACTGGATCAGCTGCGTGGGTGCTGGTCAGTTTTGCTGGACCTCGGCCTGGCTCAATTACCAACATCACGCTCAACACACTAGTTACGGTCACCAACCCGTCACAAACAGTGGTGTATAACTGGGGGACCACGGGTGCTATTTCAACTAGCATCACGAACATCACTCAGGGTACAGCACTGTTTACTTAACACTAGTTGTTACAAAAACAGAGTGTAAGTACTAAGATACGTTTAGTCGTGCTTGGATTGGTTTTTAGTGTTTATGTAGTTTTAGTCTGACAGTTCCATAAGGTTGGGCTTTCTTGTGGTAGGGATTTTCTGGATACAGCGGGGTGGTAGCCGCTGTCACTTCTCCGAAAGGAGTGTCCAGAGCCACCAGAGAGATGAAACCTATTGGAAACCAAGGAGGAAAGCATGGGGAACCAAAACCCCTTGCTGGGCCCGGC